CTCTCTAAATATTGTTGACCTACAGTTTCATCTTGAACACCGTCAGCGTTAAGCATGTCGCCGTTGTTTAAAGTAAGTACTGAAATTACTTTTGAATTAGATCCTAGTTTTGCAAAATGTGCCATATTGTTTCTCCTTATATATTGTTTACTTTTATTATACTTGCCATAATTTTTTCCTATTGAAATTTGTACCTTATTATTACTATTCCTGAACCGCCTGATCCACCTACACCCCCCGTGCCAGGAAATGTAGCCCCACCGCCTCCACCACCACCTGTATTGATAGTGCCAGCAATTCCGTTACGACAACCTGATGAACTTGCCCCAGCTCCGCCCCCACCTACACCACCTACACCACCTGCACCTGGTGCAGGAACTCCAAAAAATGAACCTCCACCACCACCTGAAAAATATCTTGTTAAACTTACTGGTCCTGGAGTTCCATAACTAGGAGCGCACGCTGTTTTAATAAAAGCATCAGCTATAAAAGAACCAGCTCCACCAGCTCCACCAGTTCCACCACTACCATTTCCTGCAACAGCTCCTGCTCCACCTCCTCCACCGGCTGCATATTGAGGTGCTCCTACTGCATTACCACCATTATTACCTTGAGGTGGACTAACTGGAGGAGTATTACCTGCAGCTCCTGTACCAGGACCGTGAGCACCAGAACCTGATCCACCAGAACTACCACCTCCTACACAATTAGGTTTACTAGCTCCACCCCCTGCTGATGTTATTGTTGAAAAAGTTGAAACTCCACCATTAGTACCAACAGATGGACCGGGGGCTCCACCACCTCCTGAACCTACTATTATTGGAAAACTTGTTGCTGAAACTGTTAAACCAGATGGATTTACTAAAGGAGACATAGTAGGAGCAGGTATACATCCTAAAGAATTAGATACTCTAAAACCACCAGCACCAGCACCACCAGCTCTGTCTCCAGCAGCACCGCCGCCGCCTGCTATTACTAAATAATCTACAACATTATTAGGTGCTGATATAGCCGCAGTAGTCACTGCAAAAGTTCCTGGTCCGGTAAATGTATGAGTTTTATAATCTCCACAACAAGTAATTGTTCCACCTGTTGCTACTATATATGGATTACCTCTAACATTAGAAGTTGAATCCATTGTATTAATCCAACCTTGGGTAGAATCTACATAAACTAAAGTTACTGATTGACCTTCTGTATTTAAAGTTACACTTGCATTTATTGAACCAATTTTTTCAGATCCATTGGGAGTTACTGTTACATTATTTGTTTGCCAAGTTGCTGCGTAATCAGACATTGATACTATATTACCTGCAACACCTGCCGGTAAATTTACTGTTACTACACCTGCTGTTGTATTAACAAAATAACCATTACCATTTACTGCTGAAAAAGTTGTTGTTTTTGGAGTTGTATCCCAAGTTACAGCTCCTATATTTTCAAAAACTCCTTGGTCCAACATTGTTGTTCCACACGATATTACACCCATTATGAATCTCCTTCTATCTTGGATAAATTAATTTTAAACTTCTCTCCAGATATATTATTAATCATAAATATATCATTTTCACCTTCTTGTAAAGTCCAATTACCTTTAGTTCCATCTACTATATTTCCTTCAGTTTTTGCTTCATTGGATAAATGTAAATCTCCAGTATATAAATTTCTCCATACATTGCCAGATGCACCTAAGTCGTATGTATCATTTGCTCCAGGTACAATATTTCCTGTAGCAGTGATACCTTCTGAAGTAACTATCCCTACATCTATATCTCCTAAATCCGTAGAAATATCTACAATATTAGTTCCATCTGAATATAAAATTTTATAACCTTTATTCGTTGCAGTCCAAGTAGCCCCAGTTCCAGAAGTAGTTTTAAAAGTAACTGTAAAAGCTCCACTAGTAGCGTTTTGAATTAAATAAGTTTTTTCAATGGAATCAGGAATTACAACATCAACATTTGATGTAATTGTTCCTGTTAGTTTTATTACTTGATTTTTACCATTTGATAAAACACCATTTGAAAAAGTTAAAGTTGCACCTGTTGTTGCATTTAACCCTACAGCATCATAACCACCAATTGCTTGTTCAAGAATTAGTAAGTTAGTATTTGTAAATTGTCCCCAAGTACCTGAGTTTTCTCCAGTTGCTTGAACAGTTAATTTTAGATTTGTGGATGTAGTATTAGCCATATTATAAATTCCTTAATATTTTATTATATTTATATTTTGCATGTAAATCAAGCTACTTCTTTCCAACCTGGAGGGTCAATTGGGGCATTTCCTGTATCTACTTCACTCCATATAATATTTTTAACACTTCCTTCTGCCGTGGTCATTTCAATTCCTGTTAATATAGCTAATGAATCGGGAGCTGTAGCAGTTCCTTCCTGCATAGTCAGGTCAAAACCAGTTAAATCTATTAAGCTATTAGCATCTGCAACTGCTGTTCCAAGAGTAGCTGTCATAGCTTCTCCAGTTAAAGTAACATTAGCGTCTGCACCTACAGTAACATTATCTTCCTGCATAGTCAGGTCAAAACCAGATAAGGTTAACTCTGCATTACCTGTGATAGCAACACTACCTAGATTTATATTAAATCCAATTCCTGTAACATCTTCTGTCACAACATCAGTGAAAGCTTGAGTTGTACCTTGAGTTATTGTTAATGATTCACCTGTTAAAGAAACATTTCCAGTTCCAATTGTAGAAACTGAATTTAAATTAGCAGATAAAGTTTGACCTGTTGGGAATACTTCAACACCTGCGAAAATATCAACATTACCTTCAGTAATAGTTATGGGCTGACCTGTTAAAAAAACTGATACATCAATAATAATATTTGGAGATGTTTCTGCTATAGTAAGTTCTTGACCTGTTACTTGAACATTAATACTTTGTGATCCAGTTGCAGCAAAAGGACTTTCTGCAAAAGCTGTTATTCCAAAAGCCATGACTTTTTAAATTTCCTCTAGTTTAAACTTATATTTTTTACCAGATTTATTATTGAATATGTAAAGATCCTCAGAGCCTTCTTGAATAGTCCAATTACCTTTAGTGCCATCAACTTCATTACCTTCTTTTTTTCCTTCATTAGATAAATGTAAGTCACCTGTATATAAGTTTCTCCAAACATTGCTAACACCACCTAAATCATAGGTATCAGTAGCATTTGGTAAAACATGATCTGTAGTGGTATTACCCGTAGTAGTTATAGCCCCAGTTACCGTTAAAGTAGATCCATCAAAAGTTAAATTAGCTTCTGCATTTTGTGCGTCTGTACCAGTTGCAGTAACAATTCTGTTGTTTACACCATTAGTCATAAAGTCTGATACATCAACAGAAATAGCATCTGCTGCAACATCTATACCAGTTCCTGCTCCAACGTTTAAAGTTACATCACCTGTAGTTCCACCACCTGTTAAACCACTACCTGCAGTAACTGCTGTGATGTCTGCTGTAATTGTTTTATAAGTTTGGTCACCTGCTAAAAAAGTTGTTGATGAAGCTATTCCCGTTCCTAGTCTTGCAGTTGGAACTGTTCCACTTCCAAGGTTGGTTGCGTTTAAAGATGTTAAAGCACTTCCGTTAAGTGCGGGTAAAGTTGCTGGAAATCTTGCATCTGCAATTGTTCCTGTAAGCTGAGTTGCTACAATAGATTTATTAGTTAAAGTTTGACTTCCTGTTAATGTAGCAACAGTACTATCTATAGTTATATCATTTGCATTTGCTGTAATACCAGTACCACCAATAACATTTAAAGTAACATCTCCAGAAGCTCCACCTCCTGTCATACCGGTACCTGCAGTAACTGCAGTTATATCACCAACTGTAGGTGTAGCAAAAGTAACTGCTCCAGAGCCATCTGTTGTTAAAACTTGAGCAGCAGATCCGTCTGATGTAGGTAATGTGTAAGCTGATAAAGCAAAATTTGATCCATCACCTTGAATAATTTTACCTGCTGTTGTAGCTAATCCAGCTACATCTTGTAATTGTGCATCTAGTCTTGCGTTAGCTACCGTTCCAGTTGTTAATGCCGTTGCATTTAAATCTGTAAGCGCTGAACCATTGGCTGCTGGAAGTGTTGCTGGGAATCTTGCGTCTGGAATAGTTCCAGAAGTTAATGCCGTTGCATTTAAAGCGGTTAAGTTACTTCCATTGTTTGCAACAATGTTACCACTTGAATCTAGTATGACTGCTTTAGATGCAGGAAGGGTACAAAAAACATCTTTAGTTCCTGAAGCAAAATTTACTGCAGAATCACTATTAGATGAGGATATAATTGTAGTTCTAGCTAAAGTGCCAGCTGCTACAGTTCCAAGTCCTACTTCAAATTCTCCATTTTCATTTACAATTGTATAATAAGTTGTGTTTGTATTTCCAATTGCTGATGAAAAAGTTTCAAAACCGGTTACGGCTCCTGCAAGAGAAATCGTACCTGTACCAGTAGTGGTAGAGGTTTCCTTGACTCTATCATTTACGACTAATGCCATTTAAAACTCCTAGTTAGTAGTTAGCCAGAGATTCGTAATATAGCTGCCGCCGTAGTAAATGCCGGGAACTGTACTGTGAAAGTTCCTGATGTAGCTGTTTTATCTGCTCCAAAATCTAAAACGGCAACTGCTGCATTTGTAACTGCAGAAGATGTGTTATAAATTAATGCTCCTCTAGCTGTCAACGTTACACCAGTAAATGATAAATCTGTAAAGTCAACAATTGCAACACCTGATGCAATTGAAGTATTTTGACCTGCTAATGGATCACCGCCGGCTGCGTAAGTACCTGTGTTAGCTACTTCGTTAGTTGAAGCGTACGCAGTTGTTGCTGAGTTTAGAGTTGCTGAAGAAGTATAAAGAGCTAGTTTAAAAACATCACCACCAGATGATTTAAAGTTCTGATCACCTTCTAGTAATTGTTTTTTGAATGCATTTGCAATCGCTTGTGTTATAGCCATAATTTATCTCCTATTTTTTATTTTCCGATTCGAGGAACACCTGATTGATATTCATCTCTTCGTCTTCTTCCCATTTGTTCTACTGAGAAGCCTTCTACTACTTGTTTATACTTTCCTTCGTATAATTGCAAGAGATCATTAGGCCCTTTTAAAAAAGAAAATGCTTCAATTAAGCACGCATATAAAAGTCCATTGGGAAAATTTGTACTTAAATATGTAGTCGTATTTGTAGCAGATAAACCAGGGTCTTTCAAGATATAGTTTAACTGAATTTCATAAGTGGCATCTGGTGTAGGTGCTACTACAATTTTATCTTGGTCCCATAAACTGTAATATTTAGGAACTCCTGTAGCCCCAGTAGGGTTATATTCGGACATAAAACTTGTGTCCCTATAATCTAAAAAATCTCTATTATCTGGTTGTGAACTTCCATCAGAATCTACTATTTGAGCAGATCTTACAATTAGTAAACCTGCGGGTCTATTTATAAATCTATCTGAAGTGACTAAATTAGCTGTTGCATATCTTCTATTATTATCAGAATCTATATCTCTAAATATTCTAAATTCAGCATTATTAATAATGCCATCAAGAATAGTAGATGTTAAAACATTTGAATCTACTTCTGTATAATCTCTAATCTGTTGTAGTAATTCTGCGTATGTCATTATCCTTGTAGGTCAACAGGTCCTGCTGTACAACCGTTTCCTCCTCCATTTATATTACCACTTGTTGCTGTACTACTACTTTGGAAGTAATAATAATTTGTAGTGTCTCCTACTATACCACTAGAATTTATTTTGCCAACCGTAACTGTAAAACCATTTGAATTACTAATGTCTGTTACATCATCAAAAGAAGGTACATTATTAAAACCAGATGCATCTGTTGCACCTCTAAATCTAACTATATTACCCGTTGATCTATCATGATTAGGTGAATAAACATTAATATAAGTATTACTTGCATACTTAATTGTTTCAAATGGATTTGTTTGTAATAAAATTAAAACAGGTGGTTCAGTTCTTGCGGGTCTTGCATATCTTAAACCTTGTGGATCAGCTACTGTTGGTTTTGGCTCAAGCTGTGGTTGTTTTGCCTCATACTCTGAAACATGTACACGAGAACCATTCCATTCAACAACCATTTCACTATATGGAAAAGCCATACCCGAACGGTCTGAAATAAATTGTGCATATTTTCCGTTAGATAAATTAGACATTTGGATAATAAGATTTTGGAGTTATAAATGTACTAGACGAAGAACCATCTTCTTCAAGAGCTCTATTTAATTCATCTTCATATAATAATTTCATCTGTTGAGTTAGTTCTGGTTTAAATTTTTGTGATAAATAATATGAAAGACCTGCTACCATACAAGGTACAAATCTATAAGGTACATCTGCTGTATTTGTATAGTTCCCGGAATCCTGAATCCGGCTAACATAATAATAGTTAATAAAGTTTCCGGCTTCAGTGGATCCTGGAGTTAGATATAAAGTGATAGTTACTTTATCTATAAATCTTTGTACAAAATATTGTGTTGGAGTCCCTGTATCAGTTTTTGAAGATAGACCTTGATAAAATGATCTATTAATTTTAGTTAAAGAAAAATCTACATTAGAAGAATTTCTATAAACAGCTTCTAATATATCATCTACACCATAGATAGCTGTAGCATCAGAAGTACCATCTGTTGCTGACCTATACATTGTATAAACTGCTTGACCATCCACTAATGTAATAGAATTATTTCCAACTTCCCAATAATGTAAACCTCTATTACCCCATTCTTGAAACATTATATTTAAAGAACGTCTAGCTGTTTTTA